ATCAACAGAAAATAATATCAATGGAAACTTTAATATTTTAGAAACAAAATCTCCTGCTCCAGGAATATCCAGTGTTGTATTTTCTGGAGTAACAAAACCAAACAGTGATCCAATAGAATTCTATACGTCAGAGTATGATATTAATGTAAATGAAACTCCAAGAGGTGGAATAATTATTTCTTATGGATCTACTACAGGACTTGGTTTTGCACCCCTTGTAGGAGCTTCTGTAACTGCCATAATCGGTGCCGGAGGAACTATCGCAGGTGTGACAACATCACCTGTTCTGGGATCATATGGATCTGGATATTATGGACCAGTGAGTGTTGCTGTTACTGAAACAGGTCATACTGGGTCACCAGCAACAATTACAGCAGTTGTTGGTGCTGGTGGAACGTTATCATTTAACATAGATGCTCCAGGTTCTGGGTATAATAGTCCATCAATATTTGTTTCACCACCTTCTTATGAAAATCTTTCTGTAATAGGTGTTTCTAGACTTGGTATTGGTACAACAACAACCACAGGTATTGGACTTTCTATGAGTCTTAAAGTAGGACCTGTGGGACAAACTGGAGCAGGTGCAACATACTTTGGTGTAACAGATTTTGAATTTACTAAGATTGGATATTCATTCCAAAGAGGTGATGTATTTAAACCAGTAGGATTAGTCACAGATGGAAGATTAGCATCTCCCATAGAAGATTTTGAAATAACAGTCATTGAAACATATACCGATAAATTTGCCTCTTGGGAATTTGGTGAACTTGATATGATTGATAATATATCTCCTTATCAGGATGGTCAAAGAACTAGTTTCCCACTCTTTTATAATTCACAGTTGCGTAGTATTCAGGCACGAGAAGATAGTAGAGTAGACTTTTCAAGTTCTTTACTTATTTTTATTAATGGAATTATACAAGAACCAGGATTTTCTTATATATTTGGAGGAGGAACATCAGTAATATTTACAACTCCTCCGAAAAAAGATGATAATGTAACAATTTATTTTTATAAAGGTTTAGATTCTGATGTCGTATCTGATGATGTTGATGAAACACTCAAAGTGGGCGATGAGGTTCAACTTCTAAAAAATAATTACATTCAAAATTCTGTTGCCCAAGAAAAAAGAGTTATCACGGATTTAACTTATTCCGACAAATTTGAAACCAATCCATATATTGGACCTGGAATAGAATCTGACGAAAATAAAAATAAACCATTATTGTGGATAAAACAAAAATCAGATAAAATAATCGGTGGTGAAGTCATATCAAAAGCAAGAGATTCGCTTAAAGCTTTAATATACCCAACGGCAAATATTATCGGTGATATTTCTGTTTCTGATGATTTTATATTTGTTGATGATGTTACATTATTCAGATATGAAAATGATGGCGGTAGTTATGCTGTACCGTTTAACGGATTAGTTGTAGATAATGTAACGGTTGGTGTTGGATCTACTGCCTCGGTTGATTATGTTGAATTTATATCAGACTTTAATATTATTCAGGGAATAACGGGAGATGTTACTGGAATCACATCAATAACATCTCCACAATTAGGGATAGAATTTGCAATTAATGACATGACAAATCTTCAAGTTGGATATCCAATTTATATAACAAACACTAATGTTGGAAGTGGGGTTACTTCAATTAATCTTACTAATACTGAAATAATAGCAATAGGAACAACATACTTAGATAATATTTACAGAATTCAAGCAATTTCTAATACTGGAGGAAGTACTGGTATTATTACATGCTATGTGGATTCTAATTCAAATCTAAGTGGAATTGATACAACAGGAAGTGTAAACTATCCTGTAGGAAGATTCTCTTGGGGAAGAATATCAAATCCCACTGGTTTAGAAAGATTGAATCCGATTGGAATAGGTGTAACAGGGAGAGTTGTTTCTGGACTTTCTACATATCCAATAATTATGAGAAGAGGTGGAGATGTGACTTTGAGAGGTAAAGGATCAATTTACAATATATAACCCTACAAAATCTTTATAAATATCTAAAAAACTATTAATATGTCTGCTTTAGTAACAGATAAATTTAGAATTTTTAATGCAGGTAATTTTGTAGATTCTGTTTTAGATTCGAATAATTCTTATTATGTATTTTTGGGTTTATCAAACCCAGAAACTCCCAATTCTGGATTTGGTAGGACTACATCTTGGAGTGATGAAGGTGAAACCCCGCCAAATCCAACAGACAACCTTCAGTATATGTCTCATTATAGAGACACATCACTTTTTGGAAAAAGAGTTACATCTGAGAATATCAGAAGAGTTGTGAGAAAAGTAGAATGGACTTCTAATACTCGCTATGAAATGTATAGGCATGATTACAGTGCCAACAATAGAACTCCAAACTCAGAATCTCTAAGACTTTACGATTCTAATTATTACGTAGTCAATAAAGATTTTAGAGTTTATATTTGTATTGATAATGGGTCTTCTGGCGAGAATTTGAGAGGAGAAAATTCTAAATTTGAACCAACATCTACAGATTTAGCACCATTTTCTGCAGGAAGTGACGGATACCTTTGGAAATACTTATTCACAATTTCTCCAAATGATATTATTAAATTTGATTCCTCAGAATATATTATTCTTCCAAATAATTGGAGTTCTTCGGAAGATGCTGAAATATCGAGAGTAAGAGATGGTGGAGATTCTGATGTAAATGAAAACCAGATTAAAAAAGTTTATATAGAATCTGGAGGAACAAGCGGATATAGTGATGGAGTTTATAATATTTTAGGCGATGGTGAAGGAGGACAGGTAGAAATAATAACGACAAATGGTGTAATTACCGATACAAATGTAGTTGCTGGAGGGAAAGGATATACTTGGGGTGTTGTAGATTTGCAAAGAAGTGGAACTATTGCTTCTCCTCCAGCAAAACTTATCCCCATTATTCCACCATCTAAAGGTCATGGATATGATATTTACGAAGAGTTGGGTGCTGATAGAGTTTTAGTTTATGCCAGATTTGATGATTCTACTAGAGACTTTCCCACCAATACCCAATTTGCTCAAGTAGGAATAATTAAAAATCCAAAAGAGTATTCTTCTGGAATTACAACATATACTGCATCCACATATTCTTCTCTTTATTCTCTAAAACTGGATGATTCATATACAGGAAAACCAACTATAGGGACTAAAATAACACAATCTCAATCAGATACAGACATTGCGAAAGGTTATATTGCTTCTTATGATAGTGATACAAAAGTATTAAAATACTATCAAGATAGATCTTTGTATTTTAGCAATACTGTAGACCAAACTGATAGAAATGATATAAGTGTTGCATCAAAGATTGTCAATTTTAATAATACTAACAGTATAACTTTTCAAGATACTTCATCTACCAGTGTTTCTTCAGGTTTTACTGGTTCTGTTTCTAATGGTGTTAATTTGGGAGTTAATTTTACTGGAGGTCTTGCAAATCCAGAGATAAATAAAAAGACAGGGGATATTATTTACATTGATAATAGACCAACTGTCGAAAGAAATATAAGACAAAAAGAAGACATTAAAATCATTCTGGAATTCTAAAAAAGATGGCACAAAAAACAGACTTAAACGTTAATCCATATTTTGATGACTTTGATGCAGATAAAAATTTTCATAAGGTCTTATTTAAGCCAGGATTTCCAGTTCAAGCTAGAGAACTAACCACTCTTCAATCCATTTTACAAAATCAAGTTGAAAGTTTTGGAAGTCAAATTTTTAAAGATGGATCGATAGTATCTCCCGGAAATATATCATATGATAGTCAGTTTTATGCCGTAAAGATAAATTCCAGCAATTTTGGAGTTGATGTTTCTTCTTATATTAACAATTTTATAGGAAAAACAGTAACAGGTCAGGTATCGGGAACCAATGCAAAAATTCAACTGGTTGCTCCTATTGGGGGGAATGTAGAGGATTTAACAATTTATGTAAAATATTCAAACTCCAACAATAGTTTAAGTTTTTCACAATTTCAAGACGGCGAAGCATTAATTGCGAGTGAAAATGTTACTTATGGTAACACTACAATTAATGCAGGAACACCATTCGCAACATTAATTGGTTTAAATGCAACTTCGATTGGATCTGCGGTATCAATAGGAGAAGGAATTTATTATATTAGAGGAAATTTTGTAAATGTTTCAAAGCAAACTTTAGTATTAGATTATTATACAAATACGCCTTCATATAGAGTTGGTTTAAAGATTGAAGAAACGATAGTCAATGCAAAAGATGACTCTTCACTCTATGATAACGCAAAGGGATTTTCAAATTTTGCAGCTCCTGGAGCAGATAGATTTAAAATCAATCTTACATTAACCAAAAAAACATTAAGTGATCTAAATGATACTGATTTTATAGAATTACTTAGATTAGAAAATGGTAAGATTAAAAAAATTAATACAAAAACAGAATTCAACAAAATTCAAGATTTTCTTGCAGAAAGAACATATGAGGAGTCTGGACATTATTCAATAGAAGATTTTGATATTTCTGTTCACAATTCATTAAATGATAAATTAGGAAATGATGGTCTTTTCTTAAGCACACAGTCAACTGATCAGAATAATACCCCATCAGATGATTTAATGTGTGTAAAGTTTTCTCCGGGAGAAGCTTATGTTGGTGGATATAATGTAGAAAAAGTATCTAATACTATTGTCGATGTTGAAAAACCAAGAGATACTCAAACTATTACTCTAGAAAACATTCCATTTGAGATGGGTAATGTTTTAAGAGTTAATAATGTATCTGGAGCACCTCAACAAAAGGGAGCGGTAGAACTCTATAACCAATTTGCTGGTGCTGGAACAAAAATTGGAGATGCTAGAGTATATACATTCAATCTAACTGACACCGTATATGAAGATGATTCAACAAATTGGGACTTATACTTATATGACATTCAAACATATACGTCACTTACGTTAAATACTCCTGTAGGTCCATTAGGATTTACGACTTCAACTTATATTAAAGGAAAGAGTAGTGGTGCTAGTGGATATGCTGTCGATTCTGGCACTGGTAGCACTATTTCCCTGAGACAAACATCAGGAACATTCTCTTCTGGGGAACAGTTGATTATCAATGGTATTGATGCTTCTGCAACCGTCAGTGCTTCAATCGTTTTTGGAACTAGAGATATTAAATCAGTTTCTCAAACTGGTGTAGCAGGATTTCCAGCATTTACCGCAGATTCTTTACTTGATACTTTTGATTTACCAAATGGAATTACTGGGGGAACCATCAGTGGTGGTAATACTTTAGTAAGTCCAGGAAAAGTATTTACTGGAGTTAAAGTAGGCGACATTATTCGCTATCAAACAACAACTGGGGATGAAACTTTCAATAGAGTAACCGCAAACAACACCACATCATTAACAATAGCATCTTTAACTGGTGTTTCTGGCGTATTTAATGGAGCAGTAACTAATGGAACTTATTCTTCCATTAAACTTGGAGTTCCTGTCATAAAGAACGAGGATGCTGGTTATCTTTATACAGAACTCCCTGAGAAAAATATTCAATCAGTAGTTCTTACAAATTCAACCTTAGAAATTTCTGAACAAATTACAGGAGAAACCACAGATTCTGGTGGTGTATTAGAATTTGACGGAACAAATCTCCAAGGTTCGTTAAAAGCATTTAACAATCAAAGATATTCTGTTCACTACACTGGTGGCGGCATTGGAACAGTAACCTCAGATGCTTTTGATTTGACTAATGATCAAGTTACAATAACAGGTCTTGAAGGAAGTGAGACAAGTGTTGTAGTTAACGTTACAACTGTTAAAAATAAAATACAAAGTAAAATTAAAAATTATACCAGAAACACAGTTCTTGATGTAATTTATTCCAAAAATAAAGAATCTGGTGTAGGTGTCAATACCTCAATTAATGATGGACTTACTTATAATACAAATTATGGTCTGAGAGTTCAAGACGAAGAAATCTCTCTCAACTATCCAGATGTAGTAAAAGTATTGGCAGTTTATGAATCCCTTGGAACTTCTGATGCCACATTAACTAGATTGCAATTTGCAGACACTTCAATTGTAACAAATGCAGTTATTGGTGAAAATATTTCAAGTTCTACAAATAACACCATCGCCAGAGTTGTTTCAAAACCAACAGCAACTCAAATTGAAATTGTCTATTTGAATCAAGGCAAATTTATTTCCGGACAATCGGTAACTTTTGAAGAAAGTAATGTTACGACCAGTATTCAATCAGTAATTTTAGGTTCATATAAGGACGTAACCTCGACATTTGATTTAGATAAGGGTCAGAAAGAGCAATATTACGATTATTCGAAACTTAAAAGAAAGTTAGGATCTTCTATTCCTTCAAGAAGGTTGAAGGTTATATTTGACCATTATACGGTTAATAGTGGTGATAATGGTGATGTGTATACTATTCTTAGTTATGACAATGATAGATTTTTAGAAGATATTCCCGAAATTGGTCTTAATAAAGTAAGAGCAACAGATACTTTAGATTTCAGACCAAGAGTATCGCAGTTTACTGATATTGACAAATCACCATTTGACTTTGATTCTAGAAGTTTTGGAACTTTGCCAAAGTTGGTCCTAAAACCAAAAGAGCAGTCATCTATAGGTTATTCTTATTACTTACCTAGAATTGATAAAGTTTTATTAGATATCTTTGGTAATTTTATCGTTCAAAAAGGAATTTCTGGTAAAAATCCTAAGGTTCCTGTAAATTCAAATCCAGATAAATTCATGGATTTGGGAACAATTAAACTTCCAGCATATCTTTATAATCCAGATGATGCTTCTATTTCTTTGGTAGATAATAGAAGATATACAATGAGAGATATTGGAAGTCTTGAAGATAGAATTGAAAATCTTGAAAAAGTTACTTCTCTATCTTTATTAGAATTGAGTGCTCAGGCAACTCAAGTACAAGATGCTAATGGCATTTCGAAATTTAAGACAGGATTTTTTGTTGATGATTTCAGGGGGAATTCATTAATTAATTTGGACGTATCTTCTATACAAGTAGATCCAAATGAGCAGGAGTTGATACCAATAATCAGTAGAAACACATTAAAGAGTCAAATTGCGCCTAAAACAGATGTTTCTAGTGAAACATTAGATTTTTCTCAAAACTTTAATCTTTTAGATTCTAATGTTAAAAAAACAGGTGACACAATTACTCTGGCATATGATGATGTTACTTGGATTCAACAATCTTTAGCAACAGAGTCTGAAAATGTAAATCCATTTAATATTGTTTCTTATAAAGGTTTCATAAAACTATCTCCATCAAACGATAGTTGGACGAAAACTGTTAAATTACCTAAAGGAGTAGTCACTTTCTCTGGAAGCACCAAATACATGCGTTCCAGAAACACACAGTTCTTCGCAACTAACTTACTTCAGTCAACACAATTCTATCAATTCCTTGATGGTGAGTCTGGAGTTGATTTTATACCTAAACTGTTAGAAATCGCAGCAGATGGTACTTTAACAACTTATGGTTCTTCTGGTGTATTTGAAGTTGGAGAGACTGTAATTGGATATGATGATAATGAATCTATTATTAGTTTTAGAGTTTGTAACTCAAATCATAAGACTGGTTTCTACAATTCACCTTCAACAACTTTTAGCGCAAATCCATATGATAAAAATGAATCATTATCAACTGGATATAGCCAATCATCAAAAATATTAAACGTTGATACACTCGCATTATCAGAAGAAGCACAGGGTAGGTATTTTGGTTATGTAACCAAAGGCACTAAGTTAGTTGGTCAAACTAGTGGTGCAATAGCATATGTAAAAGATCTTCGTCTTGTTAGTGATCAATTTGGTGATTTGATAGGATCATTCTTCTTGAGAGATCCAAATACAACTCCACCACCAATAGTAAGAATTACTACCGGAACCAAAACTTATAAGTTAACAAGCAGTTCAACTAATGCATCTCCACAATCTGGAAGCAATTCAATATCTACTGCTGAAATAGAATACACTTCTAAGTTGAGAAAAACATTAAATCAAAAGAATAAATTAACTAAAACAACAGATAATTATTACAATCCATTAGCACAAACTTTTAGTGTTGGTGGAAATATTGAAGCACCAGATGTCAATGGTCAAAATGATGATGCTAATGGAGCATTTTTGACCAAATTAGATTTATTCTTCTCTTCAAAACCAACGACAGGAAATGATCCGATACGGGTAGAGATCAGAACAGTTAAACTTGGAACTCCAACTAAAAAAATTGTTGGAAATTCGGTTACTTTAAGACCATCAGATGTTAGTACTTCTACAGATGGATCTACCGCAACTACTGTTACTTTTGATCAACCAATTTATTTGGCTCCAGGAAAAGAATATGCTATCGTTTTAATTTCTGAAACAACAGATGGTTATGAAGTCTGGACAGCAAAGATGGGCGAAAAAACTATTAATACCCAAACTTTACCAGATTCTGAGGCAGTCGTCTATTCTCAACAATTTGCATTAGGAAGTTTGTTTAAGTCTCAAAACGGGACTATTTGGACACCAAATCAAGATCAAGACCTAAAATTTAAACTCTACAAAGCTAAATTTACTTCTGATGTTGGTACAGCATTTTTCTATAATCCACCACTTGATGAAAGTAACGGGTATGTTGAAAAATTGGAAAATAATGCGATAACTATTCTTCCAAAAACACTCATTCTTGGAATTACAACTATTGCTGATAGTGATGGTAATATTGGAATTCTGACAGTTGGAAGAAAAATTGCTGGATCTAATGGATTTGGTTATGGGTATGTTGTTGGACAAGGAAGTTCTGTAGGTCAGGTAACTATCACTAATGCTGGGTCAAATTATCCAACAGGAACGATTGTCGATTTACCAACAACAAATATTGTTGGTAGTGGTTCTGGACTTAGATTGAGTTTAACTGCCGATGCTGCAGGAGAAATCACTGGCATTGCAGCAACAACAGCATTTGGTAATGGATATAAAGTTGGTGATGTTGTTGGAGTAACTACCAATTTGGGTTCAGGTGCTCAGTTTACTATCTCTGATATAACTGGTCTTGATACTTTATACTTATCCAATGTTCAAGGAACAGTTGGTGCTGGAAATGCTTTTGAGGTTGGTGCGGGTGTTAGTTACTACAATGATTCTGGAACTATTGTATCTTTAGGATCTACAGATATAACCAGTGTTAGTGGTGGAACCGATTTAAATAGTGGAAAATATCTTAATGTTAAACACTTTGACCATGGAATGTATTCGAATACAAATTCAGTAATTCTTACTGATATTGAACCAGATACTACTCCAACTACTTTAAGTGCTTCTTTAAGTAAGGATGAGACTGGAACGGTAAGTGTTGCAAGCACAGCAGGATTTGATACATTTGAAGGTCAAACTGTTGGTGCTGGATATACTGGTTATGTTCTAATAGGTGATGAAATTGTTGCATATACTTCGGTTGGATCTGGATCTCTTACCATTGCTGGTTCTGGTAGAGGAGTAGATAATACCATAGCACAACCACATTCCTCTAAAGATGTGGTTTATAAGTATGAATTGGGTGGAGTATCTCTCAGAAGAATTAATGGCGTTGAAAATTCTGTAAGTAATTTAGAAAATAAAATTGATAGTTATAATATTCAGATTGACATGTCATCTAATGGCAACGACAGATCTGGAGATGGCACAACATCTGATTTACCAGAATTATCATTCAACTATAAATCTTCTGTTGGAGGTTCCAGATTAAAAGCAACAGAAAACTTACAATTTAATGAAGTAGTTCCAAGGTACGATATTTTGATCCCAAGTTCTTCCACTAATGTTTCAGCATCTATTAGAACTATTAGTGGTAGAAGTGTTGACGGTTCCGAAACTCCCTTCTTAGATAATGGATTCGAAAATGTTGAATTAAATGAGGTTAATAAACTTAACTCCGTGAGAATGGTAGCATCGGAAATTAATGAATCTAATAAGTTAACCACATTACCAAGCAACAAGTCATTTACTACAAGAATTGTTTTGAGCACAGATGATGAAAATCTCTCACCAATAATATACACCAACAATTCATTGACAGAGTTTAGATTAAATAGACTTAACTCTCCAGTTAGTGATTATTCTGCCGATGGAAGTGTAAATTCTTTACTCTTTGACCCACATGCATCGGTATATGTTTCAAATACAGTAAAACTTACCCAACCATCCACATCTCTTAAAGTTATTTTGGATGCATATAGACATGAATCTGCAGATTTTAGAGTTCTTTATAGTCTAATTAAAGCAGATTCTAGTGAAGTTACACAAGAATTTGAATTATTCCCAGGATACGACAATCTAAAACTAACGGCAAGTGGTTTGAGTGTTATTAATTCTGCGAATAATAGTGGAAGACCTGACGTTATTGTTCCTGCAAGTTTGGAAGGTCAGTACCGTGAATATGAATTTACTGCCGATAATTTGGAATTGTTCACGGGATATACAATCAAAATTGTAATGTCCGGAACAAATCAAGCATATGCTCCAAGAATTAAAAATCTTAGAACAATCGCTCTGATATGATAAGAGTAGAGGGGCATAAAAATCTTTATAGAGATGAAAAAAGTGGTGCCATAATTAATTGTGACACCACTGCTTACAATAATCATATTAATATGCTACAACAAAAAGAGTTACAGAAGTCTGAAATTGATAGGATGAAAAGTGATATTGAGGAGATAAAATCTTTACTGAAAGAATTGGTAAAAGAAAAACATAGTTGAGGACTAATATAAATAGCTATACATGTACTGTAACTTTAAATAATGTCCGTTTATGTCTCAAATATTGTAATTGAGCAGGGATATGATTTTATAACTTATTTTCAACTTGAGGATCCCAGAACTAATACAGCTTTACCATTATCTAGTGCTACACCAGAAGCACAGATAAGAAAGCATTATGGATCTAGCACATCTGTATCTTTTGCTTCATCAATATATGATGCTGATGCGGGTGTTGTTTCAATTGCTTTAACTTCTGGTCAAAGTGCTGATTTAAAACCAGGAAGATATGTTTACGATGTAAAACTGACATATTCTGATGGTGGTGAATACAAAGCTGTAGAAGGAGCAGCACTAGTAAGAGCAGGGGTAACAAGGTAATGCCTAGTATAAACGACAGAATTGGAACTAAAAATGTAATTCGTGTCTTATCCAATGCAGCTGCGCCGCCTTTAAAATTAAATGGTCTAACAGACATTAATAGTGACAATAAAGAAAATAAAGACGGCAATATTTTAGTTTGGGATACCGTTACTGAAAAATATTATCTATCAAACAC